ATGACCATTCTGCATCTCCACCACTTACTGCATTTAATGTAGATGAAAATACATATGGTGATCCTGGCTCTGCTTGTGCTTCCGGCACATTTAATGCTGAATGGTATCATGACGGTGCGGGTGCATACCCAACCGATGGTGATACAGTATATACCGACTCAGGCGGAACTACCAACCCATCAGATGGAATTTATTGGATGGATAATAATAGTGTTATCAACATTAGTAGTGGTGTTGTTACACAATCAGCAAGTTGCTAATAAACAGGATAACATATGTACGAAAATAGAAATTTTATGATTTTTTCAACTTCCGAAACTGGAAGTATTGATTTCTCAGAAGTGTTAGAAACTTCTTCAGAAACTCTTAGATTAAATGTAAGTGGTTCAAAATCTTTTGTAAAATGGGATGGTGAAACCGTACCAGCTTCAGTAGCGGGTTTAACTACAAAAGAAGGGCCATATACTTATGCAGAAATTGTAACTATACTAACAGGTTCGGATTGGACTGATACATCAGAAGAGATTTAAGAAAATGGCAGGTAGTACAGGTCCAGATATTATATCAGATGGGTTAGTTCTAGCAGTAGATGCTGCTAATACCAAATCATATCCTGGTAGCGGAACTAATTTAAATAGTACAATAGGTGGTGATGTTGGTGCTCTAACTAATAACCCAACCTTTAATTCTACTGAAGCTCTTGGCACTATAACTTTAGATGGTTCAAATGATCACATAAATTTTGGAAATGCATCTGTAGCCGATTTTGATTATAATGATGCATTCAGTTACGAAATATGGATAAGGTCGACAGCAAATACCAGTAAATATATTATGGGTAAAAATGAATCTAGCGGGAATTATAGAGGGGTGGAACTAACATATAGAGGAAATGCTAATGTAGGTAAAATAGCATTTTTCATACGAAATACAAATTCAAGCTCTAACAGAATAGTTGTATCTACTGAAAATGCTACTTATAGAGGTAACAATTGGCATCATATCGTATGTACATATGATGGTTCGGGTAATGCAAGTGGAATGAATATTATAATAGATACTGTAAATGATACCACAACCATAAGTACGGGTAACATATCAGGTGGAATAACAAGCACATCAAATCTTTGTATAGGTAGTCGAAACGGAGCCGCAAACTATCTACCAGGTACATTTGGGGTATTTAGAATATATGCAAAAGAATTAAGTTCTGCAGAAATATTACAAAATTACAACGCAACAAAATCAAGATTTATATAAGTTATGGCATTTAGATATTCACCAAAAATAGTAACAAATGGATTAGTTTTAGCATTAGATGGAGCTAATCGAAAATCAAATCCTGGTAGTGGAACTACTTGGACAGATTTAAGTGGAAATGGTAAAGATGGTTCATTAGTTAATGGTGCTTCATTTCAAACTACGAATGGCGGGAGTGTTGCATTTGATGGTGTTAATGATAGAGTAACTTTATACGCATCCAATCAACTAATAGGAAACCAATACGCAACATTAGAGGCGTGGATAAAAAGTTCAGATGATGGAACTGGAAGTGGTGGTTATGCAAATTTTTTAGGAACAAGAGTTGGTCAAAATATGAGTATTAATAGATATTCATCTAACAACACCGCAGTATTTTTAACAGATTTTACCTCAGGAAACTTGAATGCTCCATTTGGTAGTATAAACATTTTTGACCAAAATTGGCATCACGTAGTTGGTGTAAATAATTTTGGAATATGTTCATTATATGTAGATGGTACATTGGAAGGTACTAATTCTTCAAAAAGCGGAACAAATATTGATTTAAATGCTGAAGTTATGGCAATCGGAAATGATATTAACAATACTTCAAGAACATTTTATGGTGAAGTTGCAATTGCACGAATTTATAACAGAGCATTAACACAACCAGAAGTTCTTCAAAATTACAACGCAGTAAAAAGTAGGTTTGGATTATAATCAAAAATTCATTATAATAAAGAAAAAGAATAGGACTGGTTATGCCCGAAACTAAAATTGAAGAACATGTTGATCTTATTGCAACACGTATTCCACCGGGTGATAATTGGGAACTAGTAATTGATAAAGGCAATGTCATTGAAGGTTTAGTTCAAACACTAACTACTTATATGCGAAAGACTGAATTCAAAGGACATTATCGTTTAGAACCATTAAACGGAAAATTGTTTGCAATCAAAGAAATAGAAGTAGAAATACAAAAACCAAAACCACAGAAGTGGGATCTATATGGAGAATCATAAATGGCTGAAAAGAAATTAGAAAAACAACACGTTACGGAAATTGAACAAATCAGAACAAAGTTTGCTGAAAATAACACAGAAATTGCATTAGCTACAAAAGAAATATATGCAATGCAACAACGTACTCAACAACTTGAAGCATATCAAGAACAACTGTTACAACAGTTTCAAACCCTCCAATCACAAGAAACGGATTTACTTGCTAAACTTAAAGAACATTACGGCGAAGGACAAATTGATTTAGAAAAAGGTGTATTTATCTCCGAATCTTAAGTTTGGCAAAAAACATACATATTTATATAAAACTAACAAGGAGATAATTTAATGGCCGAAAGAATCGTATCACCCGGTGTATTCACGGTAGAAAAGGATCAATCATTTCTGCAGGCTGGTGTTTCTGAAATTGGAGCTGCCATTGTTGGACCTACCGTAAAAGGTCCTGCATTGATTCCAACCCAAGTAACATCATTCCAGGAATTTGAGAATATATTTGGTTCTTATTCAGAAGAAACATATGTACCATTTGTAGTACAAGACTACTTGCGTAATGCAGGAGTAATGACAATAACAAGATTATTATATGAAGATGGGTATCAACTTGATAATGGTGTATTAGCTATTATTGCTGAATCTGCTTCTGTATCATATGTAACCCACGTTCTTCACCCATCTCGCCCAGTATCAACAGTAGGTTCTGGCAATGATGTATTTGAAGATGCTGTATTAGACGACGCAGGGTCTGGTTCATTCTCACTTAAATTGTCTGGATCATATGCATTTGATAGCAATGTAACAAGAGCAGATGATTTTTATACAGAAGGTGCAAATATATCAGGATCAATTGTATCAACATCTAATAGCTATTTAACAAAGACAATCGGAGCTGACGCAAAAACAGATTCATATCCAGTATATGTAATTTATGAAAATAAAGGTGCTTCTGCATTGTTTAATAATATAGGCGATGTTACAGTTAAATTACAAAATTTATCAACATTTGTAAATACCGCAGATTATTCAACAGCAGCAACGCCATGGGTTACATCACAAAAAATTGCAGGTAATGCAAAGAATTTGATTAAATTCCATACATTATCGCATGGCACATCAACTAACCATGAAGTTAAAGTTGGTATTCGTGATATTAGAATTGCATCAGAAGTAGCTGATCCAAATGGCTTTGGTACATTTACAGTTGAAGTTCGTAGAGTAAATACTGCTAACATTAAAAATTCTCCATATTCATCTGATGATACAGATGCAAGGCCGGATATTGTAGAAACATATACTAATGTTAATTTAGATCCATTATCTCCACGCTATGTTGCAAGAGTGATCGGTGATCAGTATCAAACCTCAGATTCTACCGGCAAGATATTTGTTAATGGCGATTATCCAAATATTTCTAAATACATAAGAGTAGAAATTGATAATGGTGTTAAGAATAGAACAAATGATGCTGAATTAGTACCATTTGGTTTCCGTTCAATGTATTCACCTATTCCGAATGCATCAGCCTCTGTTAACTTAGAACCAGTTGTTTATCAATCTTCACAGACAGTAAGTAGTATATTTAGTAGTAAGAATTATTATGGATTTGATTTTACAGATTCACATAATTTAAACTATTTAGCTCCTACTCCTTCAACTGCAGCAAGTACTGGAAGCAACGCAGATTTCTATCTTGGTGATATTACACAAGCATTGCAAGCAGCTTTCCCTAGTTTAGCTTCGCCATATACGGGTTCATTAGATACAGCATTAACAGCTAATACATTTACAACAAATGTAAGTATTAATACACGTAAATTTATTGTTGGTTTCCAAGGTGGATTTGATGGTGCAAGACCTAACTTACCTAAATTAACTGGAACAAATATTACTGCAAATAATACATTTGGATTTGATTGTGCTGGTGCATCAACAACAGGTACTACGGCATATAAGAAAGCGTTTGCAGCATTATCTAATACAGATGTATATGATATTAATATGTTATTAACACCGGGTATAATTGAATCTTTACACCCAACAGTTACCTCAGCAGCTAGAACATTAGCAGAAGATCGTCAAGATACATTCTACGTATTGGATTCAAATGCTTTAACAGATTCTATTGCAACTGTAACTAATACAATTAATAGTATTGATTCAAATTATACATCTACTTATTATCCATGGGTAAAAATTATTGATACAAGTAAAAACCTTCCAATTTGGGTTCCACCATCAGTAGTTGTACCAGGCGTATTAGCATTTAATGATGCAGTAGCTGCTCCATGGTATGCACCAGCTGGTTTGAATAGAGGTGGATTGACACAAGCTATTGATGTTTATAACAGATTGACACAAGCAGAACGTGATACATTGTATGAAGCAAGAGTGAATCCAATTGCAACTTTCCCTAACCAAGGTATTTGTATTTGGGGACAAAAGACTCTTCAAGCACGTCCATCTGCATTAGATAGAGTAAATGTTAGAAGATTACTTATTACGGTTAAGAAGTTTATTGCTTCATCAACTAGATATTTAGTATTCGAACAAAATACAGCTGCTACTAGAAATAGATTCTTAAACATTGTGAATCCTTATTTGAATCGTGTAAGACAACAACAAGGTTTATATGCTTTCCGTGTTGTAATGGATGAAACAAATAATACACCAGATTTAATTGATCAAAACATTTTATACGGTCAATTATTCCTTCAACCAACAAGAACAGCTGAATTTATTGTGTTAGATTTCAATATACAACCAACCGGAGCTTCTTTCCCAGAATAACCGGGTAGTATAAATTTTAAAAGGCAGGGTTTCGGCTCTGCCTTTTTTACTATTCATCATATTTATAATAAATTACGGAGAAAACAACATGGCAGATATTTTAACTGATGAAGAAATCTTTTTCAAGGATTGGGAACCAAAACTACAAAATCGTTTCTTTATGTACATTGATGATATTCCTTCATATATTATAAAAGCATCAGATAGACCAAAATTACAACAAAACCCAGTTGTATTTGATCATATCAATGTTGAAAGAAAGATTAAAGGAAAATCTCGTTGGCAAGATATCAATATTACACTTTATGATCCAATTGTACCATCAGGAGCACAGGCTGTTATTGAATGGATTCGTTTAGGTCATGAATCTGTAACTGGTAGAAATGGTTATTCAGATCAATACAAGAAAAGATTAACATTCCATTCATTAGGCCCGGTAGGTGATAAAGTAGAAGAATGGACATTAGTTGGTGCATTTATTAATAATGCTGATTGGGGTAACATGGATTGGGCAAATGATGCCGCAGTTGAAATTTCATTAACACTTTCATTCGATTACGCAATCTTAGAATATTAATTTATTAGAATGGGAGTTTCGGCTCCCATTTTTACTGTTCAAAATATTTATATTAAATAAAAGGTTATATACATGAAAGTAACAGACAAATACGTTGATCCAATTGAAGCTGCAAAAGCAAAAGCTGTAGCAGAATATGAAGCAAAAACAAAACAAGATGTTCCTGGCGAAATAGTAGATTTACCGTCTCAAGGAAAATTTTATCCAAAAAATCATCCACTTCGAAGCGGTAAGATTGAAATGAAATACATGACTGCTCGTGAAGAAGATATTCTCACAAACCCATCATATTTAAGGCAAGGTATTGTTATTGAAAAATTATTAGATTCAATGATCATTACTCCAGGAGTTACATATGAAGATGTACTAAAATGTGATACTGACACGTTAGTAGTAGCTACTCGTATATTAGGATATGGTAAACAATATATTGCACAAGTTGTTACAAAAGATAAAAAAGTTGAAAAAATTGAAATTGATTTAACTAAATTAGATTTAAAACACGTAACTACAGAAACAGACGAAAATGGATTGTTAACATATAACACAACATCTGGTAATGAATTTGAATTGCGGTTATTAAATAATAGACAGGTTAAAGAAATTGAACAAGAACAGTTTGTAACAACATTTTTAAAACAATCAATTGTTTCGATTAATGGTAATACGTCTGCAACTGAAATAGCTAATTATGTTGATACAAAACTTAGAATAGCAGATAGTCGAGAATTGCAAATGTTTATAATTAATTCAACACCTGGTATTGATTTATCAATTGAAATTAGTGATGGCCAAGGAGGCGTCACTAAGACCGGGTTTCAGCTTGACTCCAGATTTCTTTGGCCTGAGCTCTGAATATCGTAAATTACTTCACGAAGAAATATTTTCCTTAGTTTTTAAAGGTGGAGGATTTTCATGGACTGAGGTATTCAATATGCCGATTACTTGGCGTAGGTATTATCTTAAACAACTTAAATCATGGTTAGCTCCTGCAGACTCACCACCTGCAGAAACTAATACTAGTCCAAAAGTTACAAAACCTCCGTTTTAGATATTTATTGATATATGACATCACAAAAAGACATATTGATAAAACGTCTTCGTACGATGCCTCGCGTACAAGGTGTAACGCCACCAGGAAAAATACCACCACCACCACCAGGAGGAGGAGGAACAGGAACTACTAACCAGTTACAACAGATACAAGATTTATTGGACGGAAATATAAGTGCTGTAGACTTATTAAATGAACGATTATTAGAAACGTTTGTTGGCGGCACTGCAAACTTAGAAGCATACCGAAAGTCTTACGAACAACTTAAAACACTATTTGACTCATCAATTAAAACATTAAACACTTTAAATAAAACATATGGTGGTGCTGAAGCCGGCGCAGGAATGTTATATAAAACATTATTAAGCGTAAATAAAGGTCTTGTAGATATTACTAAAGCAACTAGTTTTTATGAAGAACGAAATGTTAAATTATCAAAAGCATTGGGTATTACAACTACTGCCGGAACTGAGTTGGGTGCTCAAATCGATAACATTTCTACTACATTTAACTTAGGATCTGAAGCAACTCGCAAATATGCAGAAAATATTGAAATGCAATTTGCTGGTTTAGGTGCTATTATATCACAAGCAGCGAGCGATGGAAATGCATATGCTCAACAATTATTTTTAGCTAATCAAATTTTAGTAGATCAGTACCAATTAAGTGAAGATGCTGCAAATAATCTTATTAATTTAGGTATGCAGCAAGGAATGACCGCTGCACAAACAATACAAGAATTTGAATTAACAGCTAAAGCTATTGAAGAAACAACTGGTAATACTGGAATGTTAAAAGAAATATTGCAAGATGTTTCAGCCATATCAGCAACCAATTCTAGTATTTTTGGTAAATATCCAGCTCAATTAGGTATTGCAACTTTTACTGCAAGAAGATTAGGTGCATCATTTGATGAAATTGCCAACGCAGCACGAGGCGCATTAAATATTGAGCAGAGTATAGCATCCGAATTAGAGTATCAATTAATTACAGGACAAAAAATTAATGCAGGTAATAAAAACATCTTGCAAGAATTTAGAAAAGCATATCTAACCGGCGATGCGGCAGGAATGGCTCAATCATATGAGCAGATATTTGAAACTCAAGGCGAACTTATTAAAAATAATGTAGTTGCTGCAGATTCTTTAGCCGCAGCAATGGGTATTAGTACTGAAGAGTTATTAAGACAAAACCGAGTATATGAAGCAAGAAATCAACTAGAAGAACAATTCGAAGGTGATGAAACAGTACAGCAATTATTAAGCAAGAAAAAATTAGAAATTGATGATATTGCTACTCTTCAAGACAAGTTACAAGAACTTAAAGAACAAGAAGCTGCTGGTGATCAAACCGCAGCTGCTCAAGTAACGGCTCTACAAGAGTTTTTAGGGGCAACAAAAACACAAGAATCTAGTACTGAAATGTTAATAAGATCATTAGATTCTTTAGAAGCAACTATTGCTACAGAATTAACTAAAATAGCCCCTGGACTCACAGACGTACAAAAGAGAAAAACAGCTGTCGGAACTGCAGCTGCCACTGCAAGAACGGCCGAAACGGGATTAATTGATACTTTAAGTACAGAACAAAATAAAGAATTAGTTGCTGCATTGGGTACATTAGGTTTGGGTACGGGTGTAATTAGTAACATAATAGGTGCATTTAGAAATGTTACTGCATTAGACGATTTTATTCTTCGCCCAGGTCAGCCACCAATATCAATGAGGAAAGACGATATATTAATAGGAGCTACAGATCCTTTTGGCGAGCGTACAAATGCATCTAGTACTAGAAATACTAATATGAGTGCTGATATGATTGCATCGGCAGTTACAACTGCATTACAAGCAGCCAACTTAAATGTTACAGTTAAATTAGATCCATTAGCAGTTCAAACTGAAGCAAAATTTAAATCAACAAGATTAAATAGGACAGTGTAACATATGCCATTCATAACACAAACACCGATATCAGATCAAATACAAAATGGTCAATTACCATCATCATATTCAGCATATGACACCACCGGGAAGCTATGGGATAGTTTATCTAATTGGAATACAACTACAAATATCAAGCCATCAGATGCAATTGGTAGAATTGCCAATTCTACTAATACTAGCGGAATTGGTATAGCTCCAAATTATTCAGCATATGACACCACCGGGAAGCTATGGGATTCATTAGAAAATCACAGTAATGTTATAAATATAAAACCGTCTGATGCAATTAGTAGAATTGGTATAGATCCAAATTATTCAGCATATGACACCACCGGGAAGCTATGGGATAGTTTATCAAAATATGATATAAAATTAAATATTAAACCAAGTGATGCAATCTCACCCACATCTGGCAGAATTATTCCAAATTATTCAGAATATGATATTGACGCTAGTAGAAAATCATTAAAATTCATTGGTCCTACTAGAACACCTATAACAAATCAGATTGATAGTGCAACCGGTGTTATAAATAAAGAAGATTTTTCATTATATGACACTACTGGATTAATTCAAACAACATTAATTAATAATAATGTATCAGCTGCAGTTACTACAGGTGTTTCAAAATCTAGATTTTTAAGAAACGTTAAATATTCAGAGTTAAAACAAAGTAACTTTATAGGATTAGATATTGATTCGGGACGTTACAATGCATTCCTATATACTGGTACATTAACAACTGTTAATAATCCAAAAGAAAAATACGATACTATCTATCGTAATACTAATTTAGGCGGTCAGTTATTGCAAGGAGGGTTGGCTCAAGCAAACGGGTTAATTTCTACAAATTTAGGATTATCAGTAAATACATCGGATATTAGTAAAGCAATTCAACCACAAGGTTCATATGAATCATTAAATTATGATCAACTTTATTCAACACGAGGATTAGGAACTCAAGATTTTCGTAATTTTAAAACATCTGGGTTAGGAAGATTAGATGGGACAACGTCATTAACATTGTCTGGATTTAAATCTGCAGGTAGTGCAAAATTAGTTTCATTAAATGCTGCAGCAATTGCATCTGCACAATTAATGAATAATATAGGACATAATGGACGTTTACGTACTAATGGAACATATAATTTATTTAATCAACAAACTTATTTCGGAATGGGTACGCAAGATGAACCAGGCGTTTTACGAAATGATTTTACTGTTGGTACTGAAGCTACAAAAGTAATTCGATTAAATGAATGGGTAACACCGGCTGTTCTTAAAGCATTTCCGTTTAGGGGAGATAAAGTGTCTGTACGAGATTATGTACAAAATACATATAATGAAATTTATAACTGGAGAAGTTCAGTTTGGCAACCTAAGTCAAATGAAAAATCTGCTACAAATAAGGGATTTGCTCGGGCAATTACCGCAATTAAAAATTTTATAGGAAATCAGCGTAATATAACAAAAGATTTTATTAAGTTTCATTTTACGGGAAAAGATGTATATCCACAATCTACAAAGTCTGATGATATTTTTGTATTTAGAGCTAATATTACATCACTTAATGATTCCTTTTCGCCAGGTTGGACGCCAGTAGAAACGTTAGGTCGAGCAGACTCAAATTGGATTTATACATCATTTCAACGTACATTAGATGTTTCATTTTCTGTATATGCAAGTAGTCGAGATGAACTTCGCCCAATGTGGAGAAAATTAAATTATTTAGCAACATATACTATGCCTACTTATAATTCTGGAGCTCCAACGTATCGAGGAAATTTTCTTCGTTTAACAATTGGCGATTTATTTATATCACAACCGGTATTTATAACTAGTTTAACATATACATTAGCCGAGGCTGAGACAACATGGGAAATTAATATTGAAGAAGATGAAACCATGAAGCAAGTTCCTCAAAAAGTTGATATTAACATGGGATTACAGTTTATTGGCGATCAAATTCCTAAGTTGGGAATGTATGCATATAATTTACATACGGATAGTCAGTATAGTCCAGACGGAAATCATACATCTGGAAATGGTAATTGGTTAAGTGATGCAGAATACCCAATAACGCAAAATGCTATTAATAGAATATTACAAGGACCAACTGATATACAAGATCCATTAGTGCCATTCGAAACGGCTGAAATAACGGCGTAATAATATGAG